GTGCAACTCTCTATGACCGCATGGAGGGCAACATCCGGGTATCAGAAAACCACAGTGACTTCTTCGTAAGGAATGCAATCGCAATTCTTGCCGAAGAGCGCATCGCTCTTGCAGTGAAGCGCCCAGAGTCATTCTGCACGGTGACAGGCATCTAGCCAGCACCCACATAACCCTTAGCAATAGGGGGTTAAGAAGACCGGGCTTCGGCCCGGTCTTCTCTATTTTCTGGTACGTTTAAAGATTATGGAACTCAAAGACACTAAAGAGGCACGGAAGACGGTTGTTCTTGATCGTGATCTCTTTGAAACATCCGAATATGGAGCAAAGGTTCTTGTCGCCCGTAAAGGCGAACGTATAGATCCAGAAATCGCCCGTAAGCACGGCATATTGCCAATTGAATCTGCGGGGATGCCTGATATGGAGGCAAAGGTGGTGCGGCCTGTTGAAAAACAACAGATGTCAGCAGCCTCACATAAGAGGCTCTTCTAAAGGGTCTTCTTTAGCGGCTTGTTCCGCTTTTTCAATCCAGCATCGGAACTGGTAGTAATGAATTGCTGCAATCAAAAGTAGTAAAAATGCTGCTATTCCGATAGAGAGGAAGATAATGATGCCCACACCAGGAGTCTATCTTTGAAAAGAGGGGGACCTCTACGACGTAACACTCCGTTGAAGAGAAAAAAACCACTTAACTGGGCCAGCGCAAGGCGCAAGGCTGAGTTATCAGCACGCAAGAACGTGAGAGAAGAAGTTCTTGAAAGAGATGCGTACAAATGTGTTGCAAAACATCTAGTTCCCGATGTAGAGTGTTGGGGTCCTCTAGATGTAGATGAAATCATCGGGAGGGGTCGTGGCGGGGATTGGTTAGATCCTGACAATTGCCAGGTTCTATGCAGAGCCCACCACGATTGGAAACACTTAAATCCGGCTGATGCTACAAGCCTCGGCCTTACAGCAAGACTTAAACCAAAGAGGGGGTTGTTTGATCCATGAAAGAAATGTTTAGAGGATTTTCGTTCCGTTTGGTTGCATTAGTAACGATTTCGATTGTTGTTGCAGCCGTTTATGAAGAGTTATCGCCAGAAGACAGCGTTGCTGTGGCTGATAGCAATTTCGAAGAATCATTTAGGGGTTATTACGGGGGCGGTGCAGTCCCTGCTACTCCTGTTGAGGAACCAAGCGAGTTGTATTGGGATTGGATTTCACAGATTACAACTACTACAACCACGGTGCCGCCAACAACTACTACTACTGTCCCTGAACCTAAACAACCAAAACAAGTTTTTAAGGTTGAGGACACGATCGAAGTTGTTGAGTATGAGGATCCTTTGCCTGAAAATATGAGCCGTAAGTATTACCAAATGGAAAAAGGCCCGCATATTGTTGAACTTCAAAGAGATTTAGGAATGCGTTGGGTTGATGGGATTTATGGCCCTATGACTCGCAAAGCACATATCGCTGCAATCGGTGGAAATGAAAAGGCCACTCGTTTATGGATGAACGATCGTCAATGGAAATGGATGATCGACAACCCTGACAAAGAAGCCGCATTAGACATGAATATGCACTACGAAGACCCGCCGACTTTGGAGCAATATGTTCAGTGGTACTTCTTAGAAGAAGACTGGGATTGGGCTTTGGCTGTCGCGTTTTGTGAGAGTTCTGCTCTTCCAGACGATACTTATAACTCCGCTGTTTCTTGGGCACATGCCAAAGGCGCCTTCCAGCACTTGCATAAGTATTGGGATCTTCGTCGCTCCCTCGCCGGTTTTGAAGGCTATGACATCTTCGACTTAGAGGCGAATACGGGCGTCGCCAGTTGGCTTTATTACACCTCTGGCCCACAGCATTGGAATCCTTCTAAGCATTGTTGGGCGAAAAAACTGGTTACCCAGTAACAGGGCGCACAAAGGTACATAAACGGCCATTTGACTAGCCGTTTACACAAAAACGGTCATGCCAAAATAGAAGTATGGCTTGGGGCGATGATTACTCAATGCCCAGAGTCGAATCGGCTGGCTGGGACAATTCTGATCGCATACTAGCAATCGAGCGACCCCAATATCAGAAAGACGCTTCTTGCAGAACTTGTGACGACCCGTCAATATTTTTCCCATCGCCAGGGGACACAGAATCGCTTAAAGCGGCTAAGGCTATGTGTTCCACATGCCCAGTAGTTGATGATTGCTTAAAGTACGCATTAGAGAATAATGAGCGTTACGGAATTTGGGGAGGAAAGAGCACAAGAGAGCGTTTATTGATCCTCAGGGCGAAAAGAATCCTTGAAGCAGGCGAAGCCTAATCGACTAGTGCCCAAAGAAAGCGTAGGCTAGCAACATGGCCATCATCACTTATCAAGATCTTGCCACTTACATGAACAAGACGTTCACCACAGGAGAGCAAGCAGCCGCTAATACGATGATTGGCGCATTAGAGCGTGAGTTGTCAGGGATACTCAACAGATCTTTAACTGGTACGACTATCACTGATGAAGCGCACATCCTTCAGAGGAACCAACATCAAATATTTTTAAAGGAATACCCGGTTATTTCGGTGACGTCTTTAAAGATAGGTGACCTCGGATCTGAAACTACTCAAACTCTTACTGACTTCGATATTTACACGTGGGGGATTGACGGCATTTTTGCGACGACACAAGGAACCAGCGCTCTCGTCTCTTACACAGCAGGCATGGGTGCTACCGAGCAGCAACAGTTGGAAGCATTAATGCTTCGTGTCACGGCACGTGAAATGTCTCAAATTCTTGCTGATGCTCAAGGCATGCAACGCCTTAAGGCTGAGGGCGTGGATATGACATTTGCAAATGGTGGAGCGTCAGGTTTCTCTGAGGAAGATCTCCGCTGGGTGCGGAGGTATAGGCGCAGAGGGGTTTACTAATGCGCGGTGCATCTCACACTCTGACAATTCGGAGTAGAAGCACTGCTTCGGTAAACGCAGAAGGGCAAGTCACATATTCCAATAGTGACACAACTGTTCAGGGTCGTGTCATGGTTCGCAACACCGAAGATGTAGGTATCGAGGGCCAAGCCTCTAGTCAGGCTGAAGCCATTGCTTGGGTGCCAACATCCACAACCATTACAGACGCCGATCAGATTGTGGTTTCAGGTTTAAACACTCTTCTAAATGGCACTTATGACATCACAGGGATCCAATTCACCCCGTCGCATTACAGAGTCTTTTTACTAGGGGCTAGGACATGACAGCGGGGATAGTCGGGAATTACCCGAAACAGCATCGGAATCTAGGAAATGCCATTCTCGCTAACGCCATTAACGTTTACAACGGGGGTGGTTTAGCGTTACCTAAAGCGGGTGGCCATATTGGCCAAAAATACAAAACCGCTATTCAAATTGGTTACAGCAAAGCGGGCACAGGTAAAACATATATTCACCCAACCAAGGGAGAAACAAAAGCATCGGTTCCGCCAGCCCCTCCAGCATTACAGTCAGGGGATTTGAGAGACAGCGTTGAATTTTCTGTCGCTGTTCGTCCAGGCCGGTCGGTAAAGACGGGGCGATTTGTTAAAGGGTTTGGTAAAACTGTCGTGCACGTCTTCACAAGACACGAAGCGGCACTGCGTTTGGAACGAGGTTACATGACTCCGCAAGGGGCTCAAGTTCCACCTCGTCCGCATTGGCGTGAGCAAAGACGTAACCCTCAAAACCTAACCATGATCAGGTCGATAACTGCTCGTTTCTTTTTGGCAGGAGAGCGTGCAATGGCTGCGAAACTAAGAACGCAGATGCCAAAGAAGACTTATGCGACAATAGGTCGTGAAGTAAGGGCAGGTAGATAATGGCCAGCGTTGGAGCAGCAGTAAGAACTGCAATAACAAGCGCAAGTATTTCCGGCATCAATGGTGTATTCAGAGATATCGCTCCCGACTCGACAGCGCTGCCGTTTGTTACTCTTGCCTCAGATTTAGGCAGGGGGCCCGTTCTCCAAGGTGATGGGACTGTTCTTGCACGGACACAAGAAATGCAAGTTGACTTATGGCAATCTCATGCGTCTGAAGATGTGACCTTGGTTGAGTCTTTGTTGGCTGCTCTTGATTCAGCGACTTTGACTGGCGCTGATAAAAATATTTTCCAATGCAGGGTTGTGGATGTGGTCAGAGATGTGCAACCTGAAATAGACATCTGTCACCATTCCTTATCCCTCGACGTTACACACACAAACTAATGGCTTTTACAACGATCACCGTAACCGGTACCTATTTACAGGCAGATAACTCAACTCCTGCTACTGGCAATGTTACGTTCCTTGCTTCAACGACGATGACTGATTCATCTAATAATCAAATTGTTGCTCCAACTTTAGTTACGGGCACTTTGAATGGTTCTGGAACTTTTAGTGTGTCGTTGACTGCTACTGATGACTCAACCACTCAACCAAGTGGTGTTACTTATGAGGTAACTGAAAACATCGATGGCGCTGGGCAAAACAAATACAACATTGGTGTTCCGCAAAATTCCACTGCGGGGACCTTGGATTTAGCGGATATCACACCTGCTACGACCCCCATCACTTCTTACAATTATGCAACACAGGCTTATGTCTCAACTTCTATTGCTGGTCAGACAGCCTATACGCACACCCAAGAGACACCTTCCACTAGTTGGTCGGTAACTCATAATCTTGGGTTTAGGCCCAGTGTTTTTGTGGTCGATACGTCCGAGAATGTCTGCTACGGAGACGTGACGTACACGAGTGCAGATGCACTAACGATTACCTTCGCACAATCGTTCGGCGGAAAGGCGTATCTTTCTTAGTAGAGAATCGTTTTTTTATACGCTACTAGGAGCCTAGATGCCGAAGTATTTGGTCAATCTTGACCTAAATCAAAATCAACTAATCAAGCCTCGGATAGAGAATCTTGCTAGCGCTCCTAGCACGCCTGTCACTGGGCAGATGTACTACAACACCACGAACAATACCCTCAATTTTTACAATGGGAGTTCATGGATAAACCTCGCTGAAGGTGACATCGAATCTGTCACGGCAGGCACGGGACTTTCGGGAGGTGGGGTCCAGGGAGACATTACAGTTAACCTTGCGGATACTTCGGTTACCGCAAACTCTTATGGTAGCGCTACTGCAATCCCAACTTTCACTGTTGATGCTCAAGGTCGTTTAACTGCTGCCGCTGATGTCAACATAGCGATTCCGAATACTCAAGTTACAGATTTTCAAGAAGCCGTAGAGGATGTTGCTGGGGCCCTTATCTCGGGAACAGCAGATGAAGTATCAGTTACTTATACAGATGGGTCAGGAACCCTTGTTATCGGTCTTCCTGATGATGTGACAATCGGGCAACACCTGACTGTTACGGGGAACTTGACTGTTAACGGCACAACCACAACGGTCAACTCCACCACTCTCACAGTTGACGACAAGAACCTCGAACTTGGTTCTATCGGCTCCCCAACTGATATCACCGCTGATGGTGGCGGTATCACCCTGAAAGGTGCCACTGATAAAACCATCCTGTGGGAAAACGATTCTGATTCATGGGATTTTTCCGAGCATGTTAATGCTGCTGCGGGTAAAGAATTTAAGATCAATAATAATTCGGTCCTGAGTGCAACTACGCTTGGGACTGGTGTCACGACCTCATCACTTACCTCGGTCGGCACTATCGCCTCAGGTACATGGGCTGCAACCGACATTGCGGTAGCCCATGGTGGTACTGGAGCCTCTACTGCTGGAGATGCCAGGGCAAACCTTGGCATCATGGAAAAAGTCACTGCAACTATCGGTGACGGTTCTTCTACATCGTTCGCTATAACACATAACAGGTCAACCATGGATGTCATGGTTGAGGTTTACGACGCATCCACTAACGACACAGTTTTTGCCAATGTGACACGGAACTCCACCAGCCAGGTGACAGTTTCATTCGCATCGGCTCCGGCATCCGGCGCATATAAAGTGGTGGTTATCGGTTAGTCCATTCCCCATAACTGCCTTGAGGGGTAGGACAGGGGCCAATTAAAAAGAGGAATAGTTGAGGCTATGCCCAAGTTTGTAGAGCGGATAACCGCTCAGACATTTGCATCCGCTGCATCGACAGCGATAGACGTTTTCGTTTCTGGCGACTCCAATGCCAGAATCGCAGTTGATGCTGGTGGAAAGTTAACTTGGGGATCCGGCTCTGGCGCCGGTGATGTCACTTTGTATCGTTCAGCGGCAAACGCCCTGAAAACTGACGATACGTTCGAGGGTGCTGCTGGTCTTATTACTCTCACCACTTCAGGTGCCCCAACCGACACTTTGGCTGATGGCGCTTTAGCAGTGGACACAACAAACAAGTCTCTGTATTTCAGAGCAGATAGCACTTGGAACGAAAGCAATATCCCATCGACGACTAACGCTGATGGTGGGAATGCTTCAGACTCAGTTCATTATCTAATATCAGCAGATGGTGGCGCTAACGGCGCGTCACTCTAGGAGAACAAAATGGCAGCAAAAATTCAGTTCAGAAGGGACACAGCATCCAACTGGACCTCTAATGACCCGACTTTGGCAAACGGTGAATTTGCCATTGAGTCGGATACTAGGAAGTATAAGATCGGTGACGGAAGCACCGCTTGGACGTCGCTTGCATACGGTGGGTTAGGTGCAATTGACACTGCCCTCGTTGACGCTAAAGGTGACCTTATTTTAGGAACCGCCGATAACACTGTCGACCGAGTTGCCGTTGGCTCGAATGGACAGGTCCTTATCGCTGATAGCGCCCAAACTGCTGGTGTTAAATGGGCATCCCCTGAGAAAGTCGTTCACTGGCATGAAGCCGTAAAGTTGGGCACCGCTGCCGCTCTCCCCAACTCGCCGACTTACAGCAATGGGACATCAGGTGTAGGAGCAACACTCACCTCAGATTCAAACGTTCGTTTGCAAGTAGATGGCACTAACGCCAGCACAGGCGATCGAATTCTTGTCCAAGACGAATCCACTGCCGCTAACAACGGTATTTATGATGTCACCGCTCAAGGCGCTTCCGGTTCAGCCGCATGGGTATTAACTCGTGCTGTTGATTTTGATGGTAGCGCTGGAGCCGAGATTATTCCTGGCGAATCAGTTTATGTGCTCTCTGGTAGCACGAACGGTGGCCAAGGTTTCGTTGTAACATCCACAAGTGATCCACATACTGTGGGTACTAATGATATTACATTCACGCAATTCACAGGTACTCAGGCGATCACTCCAGGTACGGGTCTTGCGAGCAGTGGTAACACAATCAATGTTGGGACTGCTAGTGCGGCACGGATAGTTGTTAACGCTGATGATATTGATTTAGCGGCAACGGCTGTTACCGCCGCTTCTTACGGTAGCGCTTCGGCTGTGCCTACTTTCACGGTTGATACTTATGGGCGTTTAACCGCTGCTTCTGATACGACGATTGCTGTTGCTTCAACAGCGGTAACTGATTTCACTGAAGCGGCGCAAGATGTCGCAGGAGCGCAATTAGCGACTAATGGGTCTCACACAGGGATCACCGCTAGTTACGATGATTCGGGTGATGGGGCTATCGATTTGGCTCTGGTTTCAGAAAATGTGCAAGATATTGCAGGTGCACAATTAGCAACAAACGGATCACACACCGGTATTACAGCCACATACGACGATTCCGGTGACGGCGCCATAGACCTTGCTCTCGTCACGGAGAACGTTGAAGACATAGTTGGGGCCCAATTAGCCACCAACGGCTCTCACAGCGGCGCTACGGCGACCTACGACGATGCTGGTGATGGTGCTATAGATCTAAAAATCACTGAGGTTTATGACACTGATTCTGATTCCAAACTTTATTGGAGTTCAGATGATGTTATGAAAGTAAATCTTGCTGGTAGCGACAAGTATTCATTCACTAGCAGCCAGTTCTCTGCAACAGGAATTACTGGTGCTTTCGGAAGTTCAATAAACATTCTCACTACTGATAGTGGTGCTAGTGCTGGCCCAATTCTTTACTTAGAAAGAAACAGTGGGAGTCAGGCTGCTAGCGATCTAATTGGACAAATCCAATTTACGGGTGAAGATGACGGTGGCTCAGACAACACCTACGGAATGATTACGGGTCTTGTTTCAGATCCAGCAGCAGGTGGCGAAGACGGAACAATCCGTATGAGCGTTTCGATAAACGGAACTGACTCAACAATCGCTGACGTGATGCAATCAGGTATCAACCTTGCTTCTAGCATGGGGATACTCGTCGGCGGCACAAGCATTTTGACTAGCACTTCTCTAGCAGCCACGGTTGTTCTCGCAGATGGCGTCGCAGCAACCACACAATCTGCTAGCGACAACTCCACGAAAGTAGCAACGACCGCATATACGGATACTCAAGCCACCACAGCCGCTGCCGCAATCACATCAATAGATGACGCTGACGGCGACACCAAGATCCAGTTAGAAGAATCCTCAGACGAAGACATTATTCGTTTCGACACTGCCGGTTCAGAAAGAATGACAATAGCCGCTGATGGCACTGTCACCATTACGGGGAACCTCACAGTTAACGGAACAACGACTGAGATCAGTTCAACAACCATCACAGTTGATGACAAGAACATTGAACTCGGCGCTGTCGCTTCTCCGAGTGACACCACTGCTGATGGCGGTGGAATCACCCTGAAGGGCGCAAGCGATAAAACCTTCAACTGGGTTGACTCAACTGACGCTTGGACATCTTCAGAACACATCGATCTCGCCAGTGGCAAGAGTGTTTACATTAATGGTGTCATCCAGTT